TCATACCCATGACTGTTTTATCATTTGCAGTCTGCTTTTTTTTATCTTATATCGCTTATGAGCACAAAAGCCTTTAACAAAGGATACTTGAGCAAGCTGTTTCTTCAAGGTTGCTTCTATCTGTGACTTTTTAGCCGGATCAACACCTGCCTTACCATTCAATGATATTTGGGCACACTTCTTTTGAAGATCATTATCCAGCTTTTCCAAATCTTGTGTTTTTGTATTGTCCAACAATTGGTTTGAGTAAAATATACCCACCTTCACGCCTCTCTTAGCATTATATAGGTTGATATTACATGTTAATACATGTAATGCATCAAACAAATAATGAGCCGCAACATCGTAAGATGCGGTATTTAGCAAATGGTCAAACTTCAGAAAAGTCTTGGATATACGATTTGATAACTTTTTCTTTTTGTCCTTAGATAAAGAGAAAATGCCTTGCTTATCCTTATTTCCTTTGATAGACTGTAGGGTATATCCTAGAAGATCAAATTTTAGGCTTGCGGTACCTTGAGAATCATAAGTATAGCATTTGTTTTCTTCATCTGTAGCAGGTGTGTGTATTTTCAAACCATACTTAATATACGCATTAGTTAGAGCTTTGACATAATCATTCAATGACCACTGGTGCTCTTCATCTAAATCTGGGTGTACCACGATAATAATATCATCCACATATCTTGCCATGAACACTATTCCTGGCAGTGTACGCCTAATTTCCTCATCTATCTTGGACAAATAGAATTCAGAGAGTAGCGAACTAATAGCACAACCTCGTGGAATACCGGTTTGAGGAGTCCGTACAAGTGGGCGCAGATTCTTGGCTTCAAACTCCTTACGAATGAGTCCTCGCAAAAGGGATTTGCTCTTTACATCAAGCAGATTGTTACCCTCCAAATACCCAAACAACTTATCATGCGGTATTGACTCGAAGCAGTGACAAACATCCGTTCGGATTATATAGTACCTGTTCTTATCCTCTCTCAACAATATCTTTAGCTGAGAAAGAATCTCATTGCGACTTGACATGAATATATTAAACAGCTTTTTCACATTCCGGCAAAGGACTTGCATTGCGAAAAACTCTTCAGCTGTAGTTCCAATAGAATAAACAGGTTTCTTTGGATCTGCTGACGAATCTGGTGTGAGGTTGAAACGAAAACTACTAGATAAAATATTTGAAGACACTTTAATAAGATGCTCTTGCAACAAGGCTTTCTGTTGCTGAGCATTCTTCTTCATCGATTGCTTCAAGTTGTCAATCTGGCTCGTTTCTTCCTCCGTACGCTCTGTCTTTTTCTTTCTCAATAGCTCATTAAGAACCTTTCTCATCTCACGATACTTCTGAGCAGCAGCCAAATATTCAGTTGAAAGATACCTTTTCTGCATCTTTCCCTTCCTATTCACCGCATTGAACGCATCATTTAGCGAATCGTAGTTGTATGAGAAACTATATTGGGACATCCCTTGGAGTTTGTCTGTCTATCTATTATTCAATCATTCCTTCTCCTTACAGTTTGGAGGTAATTGTTATGTTTTTGTTTCTATAGAAAAGCGCAGTCACTGATACAAAATAGTTTGATAACTAAAGAACGCTCACTATTTCACTTGCAAAGGTAACATTTTGTGTGGAAAAGTGAGCGTCCTTTCGTATTTTTCTTCTTTGGCGATGAAAGAAAAAGCGATTACAGCCGTTGTGAGCGGTTGCGGTGAATGAGTTGTTGCCACTTCTGCTCACACCAATCTGAGACGGACAGACCATTGATGGTGAGGACAGGCTGACGCTTCTCATTAAGAGTGATACGCAGCTCGGCATTCTCTTCTGTGAAGTTACGTTTGTACATTCCCGAATACACATCAGCCGTACTACGTACTGCTACCTGCTTTTGGTGCATTCTGACAAAGGTATCGTCATCGATGTCCATCTTGCGGAGCAGTAGACGAATATTAAGCAAGAGGTAGAAGCTGTGGAAGAAACGCCGAATGAAACTTCGCTCCTCCTCATACGTCTTGATTTCCTTTTGCTGTTCAACTATGGTCTTGTCTTTAGCTGCAACGGTATCCTGCAGGAGAATTACCTCCTTACGGATTTCGGTTTTTTCCTTTTCTGAAAGGAACTTCTGATGCTCCATCTCCTTTTCCAACTCTCCGATACGCTTCTCCGCCTTGTCAAGTTCCATGTTGCCAAAGAGCGAGTAGAGCGTACCCTTTACCCGAAGTTTGCCTGCCTGCTTCTCCAATTCCCTTACCTTTTCAATAAGTTCGGTTTCTTTGGCTTGCTTCTGTTCCGTCTCCTTGAGTATCTGCTTGTAATACTCCATATTGGAGCGGTGCTTGGCTTCCGAGCCGTACATACCTCTCTCCAACCCGAAAGGCCTCATCTGTTCTGCGTATGTGGTTTGGTACTCCTCCAATTTCTTCGGGGTAAGCACATCATCGGCACAGAGCCGTACCTTGTCTTTCTTTGTCTTGTACTTCCGCTTGCCGTTTTCGGCTTCGGTCTTGGCTTTTCGTCTTTCTCCTTGTACGATGGGTACTATCGTAGCATGGATATGCGGTGTTTCCTCGTCTGCGTGCAGTGTGGCAGCCACCACGTTTTCCTTACCAAAGGTGGTGTAAAGCCACTGCATCGTGCTGCCGCACCACTCTCCCAAACGCCCCTCGCTTTCAAGTCGGAGCATATCCTCGTGCGAGCCAGAAAGGATAAAGCGCAAAGCCTTGACTTGATTGTCTGCCACCTTTCGATAAATGTTTGCCGTGGCAATGCGGTGTTCTATGGCTTCCGTGCGGGTGGTGACACCTGCGGGGAATTGCACCAACTCACGGTTGAAGTGCGTGCGGGTGGCATCGACGTTGTTCGGCACGAATGTACGCTCGATGTGGGCGGTCATTGCCGAGTCGTTGCCCCGAGCCTTGTCTATGTGTAATACTGCGTAGCCCATAAGTTGAATATTGCTTTAAGGGGTATCCAAAGGGGCGGAGACCCTTGGCTCAGGAGGGCTTTTTCAGCGGTAACGGAGTGGAGCGTGAAGAAAATGCCCTAATAAGCTATGGCATTTCTTCTAAATGCGCTCCGCCCTGTCTGAAGTCAACCTTTACGGTAATTGCATTCCCCGAATGCGCAGAGGGCTTTGTTTCTAAGTTTCTTTTGAGGAAACTTGCAGTTGGGGAAACTGCCATCGCTCTCGAAACAAAGCCATCTTTCTGCTTTTGTTCTCTTTTAGTCCTTAAGGATACCCGATTGATTTTTGGTTTTGATTGCACTCTTTTGCCTTATCTGCGAAATCCCCGTTTGACAATCGATTGAGGTTTCTTCTGTTTCTGTTCCATCACTTTCTGGCGAGAAACGTGGTACTCGTTAAGGTCTTTATATCCGCCATAATGTCGGCTCATATCCTCTACGTTCATTCTTACCGAATGAAGAATTTGCATGGCTTGCCGTCCTGCTTCATCGTTGTCAAGAAACGCACGGACGTAGGCAATACGATGTTCACGGAGATATGCAACGGCTCTATGGATATTGCTTACGGAGTTCAGCACAAGGCAAGGGGCTATTTCTTTTCCTTTCATAGTGAGATAGGAAAGGAAGTCCATAAAGCCCTCAAAGATACAGTGAGAGGTGTTGTTCGTTCCTCCTGCAATCACAGAAATATCCTTTGGTGCGATAGTTCCCTTAAATGTCTTGTCGTCCCGAAGTTCATACCCTCCTGCACGGTTGGCAAATCCTATGGCGGTGTAAGTTTTTCCTCCTACCTCGTAGCATACGGAACGCAGGTAGGGTTTTGCAAGTGAGAGGTCAATCTTGCGTTCCTCCTGCAAATAGTGTTGCAAGTGTGGAGGCAATTCCTCACTGATACCGAGAATGCGCCTTGCACTCGGGGACTGTGCTGTAGCTTTTCCCTTTGGAGGAGTTGCCGGGTGAAAGGGAAGGGCGTTCCCAGCCAAATGGGTCATTGCTTCGTGAGCATCGCACCCTTGTAACAACATCACAAGGTCTATGATACTACCGCCTTTGCCCAAACCGAAATCGTACCAGAGGTTGCGTGCAAAATCCACTTTCATACTGGCATTATGGTCTTCCCGATAAGGTGCGTTGTAAAGGGCATAACTGCCGTATTTCTTGACGGGCTGCATGCCATAGGCATGAAGATAATCCGCTATGGGTATATTCTTGATGTTTTGTAAGTTGTAATATTCGTTGTTCATAGTTGCTATCGTTGAATTTTGATTGTTCGATATTTTATTGTTCGCTCTGTTTTCTATTTTTGGAATTTCCCCTTTTTATCTTACTACCTTTCGACACTCGGATAAGTAATTGACAATGAAAGAGAAAAGTGTAACACTTCTTTCGGTTTTATCTTTCTACACCTCCTTTCTACACCTTTTCTTATTTATTCTCTCTCGTAGAAGCGTAGAAAGATAGTAGTAAGCTGTGTCGCAAGATGAATACCCTTTGCAATCCTTTTTCTTTCACTGTATTATCCTTGTTTGTAGTAATGTAGTAAGGAGAATAGGAAAGAAAAGAGAGGGGAGTATAACAAAGGGAGATAGGTAACAACTGAATGCTATGGTGGCTGATCGGGGAAAATCTTGCGGACGGCATACACATATACGGGATTGCCATTTACCCTGCGGCATTCTCTCGCATATCCTACCTTTCGCAGGGCTTCACCCATCCGTTTGGGTGAGAGTTGCTGTCTGGTATAGACAGAGAGATAACCCACTATTTCCGAATTGGTCATATAGAAACGCTTGGTGGCTTTCTCCGCTTCTGTGGGAAAGGTGAAATGGCGGAGCAACAGTTCCATTTCTGCCGTATAGACTTGGAAAGCCTCGCTGTTTCGGTGCAGTTCGGCAATTTCCTCATCATTGAACCAATAGCGAAATCCGTCTTTCAGCAATGCTTTGGCTTCGCCATACACCGCATCCATTGGGATTGTCTTGGCTCGGTCTATATCTATTGCAAGCACCTCAAAGGGAAGGAAGCGCCTGCTCCCTGTCGGGTCGGTGAGGAAGTCGTTACCATTGACCGAAGCCACGAAACTTGCCAAGTGCGGTCGCTCAACTATATGCTTCTCGTAAGGCATACGATACTTCACTTGTGGGCAGGTAATCAGGTTCTTTAGTTCATTCTCATCCCGTTTGTTGAGGGCTTTGAGTTGGTCGTCAATGTTGATGATGAGGTTTTGACCGATAAGGCTCAGCACGTCCTTTTCCTGCGGATATATCTTTCCCGTATATTGATAGTCTGACAGTGCTGGTGGGCAGAGCAGGTCAAGAAATGTGGTTTTGAATTTCCCTTGCTCACCTGTCAGTACAAGGCAGGTGTGGTTACGGCACTGCCTGTCGTCCATCGCATTGGCGACCACTGCCACCAGCTACTTGGTGAGGTATTCCCTCCATTTCTCTGGATTGGCTACGCTCACGCAGTCTGCAAGGGCGGTAATTGCTCCCTTCTTGGCTTCTTCCATTATCGGTAAGCTGTGGAAATAAGCCTGCACAGGGTTGATGCGTGGGGAGAAATCGCTTTCGATGATGCTGTATAGATTTTCTGGCGAGGTCTGTACATTGATTTCCTTGTCCAAGGCTCTTTTGAGGGTATTGATGCGGTAGCGGTCTATTGCCGCATAGTCCCCGGTTTCTCGCGGACGGTACTCTGCACGGTTTAACACGGTGTTGTAACGGAACTCGTACCGAGCCGAAAGGAACTCCTCTATTTGGGTATTCCTTGAAGTGTTGTCGTTGTTTTCTCTTTTCATTGTGCGGATTGCTTTCTATTACTTGGTTTTGATGTTTGGCACGTTTTCGAATGCCAAAGCCAAGTTAGACAGCCTTTTTCGCAGAGCCAAAGGTTGCGGTGTTCTTGCATTGTGATGCATTGCTTTTCCCTGTTACGGCACAACAAAAAAGCCCCTTTCCGCTCCTAAAACGGAGGAAAAGGGACAAAATGAGTGTGCGGATTGCATGGTGGAAGACTGTGCGGTCTGTAACCGTTCGCAGGGCTTCGCACTATCCAAAAAGGAGCAAATGTCTTTTCGGACGGTGCAGGAGGATTTTAAAAGGAAAAAACAAAGAAGTTTAGGGGTGCGGACTTCCTGCTGTTTCCCTCTTTTTCCCTGCTTATCCCGACCCTTTCAAAATCCGAAAACTCCTACTTACTTTTGCGTCAGAAATCAATAATTACGCAAATAAAACAACAACGAAAAATGAGATTTACAGCCATTGACACCTCCGCTTGGGAGGAACTGAAAGAGAGCATCGTGGAGCTGACCGACTGTTTCAACGAACATTTTGCCCCACCTGCCGAACTGCCCGACCTGTTGCACAATGGAGACGTGTGTCGAATACTGAACATCAGTAAGCGGACACTTCAGCACTACCGAGACACTTCCGTGCTGCCATTTATTCAAATCGGGCATAAATGCTATTACAAACGTGAGGACGTGGAGACACTACTCGCTAAGTCTGACCCTCCTAAATAAAATGAACTATGGAATACGAAACTATCAGCAAAGAAACACCCGAAATGAAACAGCTCATTTCGGGCATCAGAAACCTCACAAAGCGTGTGCGGGCAACGGCACAGACACACCGCCCCCTATTCGGGGGAGAACTCTATCTCACAGGGAGAGAAGTATGCGAGAGGCTCTTCCTCTCTCCCCGCACTTTGCAGGACTATCGGGACAAAGGCATTTTCCCATACACGCAGATTGCAGGGAAGATACTTTACCGACTGTCTGACCTGCAACGAATTCTGAAAGAGAATTATGTAAACAGAAACCTGCATCAATAATGGTGCAGGTTTTTCTTTGTCTCACCTCTGTTTTTTTCTATTTTACTGTTGTTTTGTATTAAATGCTTTGTTTTTCTTTAGAATATCACAGAAAAATAGTATTTTTGCAGTTGAGCATATTATGTGCTCATACATTTTGGTAAAAAAGAGGCGTTATGCCCTATTCTTGTATGTACGAAGCCTGAGAAACTTCCCAACAATGTGACAAGAAAGGTCGTAATAGTCTCCACGCTATAGCGTGGGGCTGTTATTCCCACATCTGTCACAAATGGTTTTCTCAGGGCCAGTACATTAAGACGTGGAGCATACAGTTCCACGCTTCTTTAATTTAAAATCAAGACAAAAAGACCCCGGGAGGAATTGACAGGGAAAGAAGAAACGCTATGGCTATATCAATGATTGAACCCAGAAATGCTTGGTATGATATTATCAACGAGCAAGGAAAGAAAACTAAAACGTTATCACAGAACATTGGAGAAATAGTAGGCTATGGGCCTCATTTCTTCATCGTAAGACGTAGTGCATGGTATGACCTTTATGATGAAAGTGGAAAGAAGTACAAGACACTTAGTGAAAATATCGGTATTGTTACAAGTGTTACAGGAGAAACCTTTGTCGTACGAAGAAGTGCTTGGTTAGATACTTACGACCGCTTCGGCAAGAAAATCAATACACGTTCTGCTCGCTAACACACAAGTCAATTCCCTACTTTATGAGTAAAATTTACTCATAAAGTAGGAATGGGTATAAACAGTTTGCTTTCTATGGAATCTTTAACTAACATTTCTGCAATGCTCTCGGGCAAACGTATTGTAGTGCCTAACTACCAACGTGCCTATTCGTGGGATACAGACTCATCCGATAAAAACCCGAAGCAAGTAAATACTTTTTTGTCGGATTTGCAAGACTACGTTAAAAGTCATTCTTCTACTCCTTATTATTTCGGTCATTTTCTTTTTGAAGAAAGGAGTACATCTGAATATGCTATTATAGACGGACAACAACGCTTAACGACAACTGTAATTTTTATTTCTGCACTGTATAGGCGTTTGAAAGAAATTAAAAATGCAGAAAGTATCAGAGACTTTGATGACGATTTGTATGTAGCTTATTGCAATACTATCAAGCAAGGAACTTCATATAGATTTGCTACAGTTGAATATGATAATCAACTATTTCGAGATTATGTGATAGACCAAACAATTCATACTCGGAACGACATAGACACAGTTTCAAAGAAAAGGATTGCTGATGCTTCCGACTATTTCTGCAATAAACTTTCTAACAAAACCGAAGAAGAACTCTTGCAGTTTCTTAAAGCGATTACAAATGCCTCTTGCACCACCCATGTGGTTAAGGATGAAAGTGAAGCTGTGCAAATGTTTATTTTCCAAAATAATCGTGGCAAGAAGCCTACAAACTTGGAAATTATCAAAGCACAGTTTATGTATAACATACATCTGTATGCGCCTATCGAGGACAAACAATACATATTATCTGAAATTACAGAGCGGTTTGAACACATCTATAAGTCTATTTCTAAGATAGAGGGCTATATAGATGAGGATAATGTATTGAATTACACTATAAAAGTTTATCGCAATTCATTAGATGATATAAACTCTATCACTTTTGTAGGAAAGGAATTAGGCAAAGCCGATAGTTGTATATCATTCATAAGGGATTTTACGTTACAATTAGCATCCTGTTTCAGCCAAATAAGCAACTTCTTAGAAGAAGAAAAGAGAAATATCACTTTCCATGCACTATTGGTTTCTTCAGATCGAGGTATAATGTTCCCATTCGTTATTAAAGCGTTGCTAAAAGAAATGCCCCAAAAGGATATGAATAAATTGGCAAAGGCATTGGAGCAAATATTCCTTCGCGACCGAATTATTGGCACAAGAGCTAATCTTGTGTGGCGCTTAAATGAATGTTTTCAGAAGATGGATAATAGTGCGGTGTCCGTAGTCAATCATATTCAGTGGATGAAGAATAGAAATGATTGGTGGGGCTATTGGAATAATGACGAATTATTACGCACTCTAAATATGGGGATGAACCACAATACAGCCAAGATACTATTGTGGAAATATGAAAATCATCTCATTCTATGCGGAAAAGCAGGGTATAAGCCATTGAGATTTGATGACATTGACCAACCACATCTTGAACATATCGCCCCTCAGACTGAAAACCAAGAAGCTGATAATGGGTATTGCCAATATGACGAGGACTTTTACAACCACGACTTGGAGTGCTTGGGCAATTACTTACTGTTGTCAGGTAGTCATAATATCTCGCTAAGCAATGGTAGATTTCAAATAAAGCGTGATAGTTATACACATCTGCAACAACAATTAGAGGTTCAGAGAATGACGGAGCAAGACCAAGTTTGGGACAAGGATAAAATTCGTCAGCGCCACACAAAGATAATTGATTACTTAATGGAAATTCTTTAAACGTTAATGTAATGAGTAATAAATTAGAAAAAGCTATAGAATGGAGTATATTCCAAAGTCGATGGCTTCAAGTTCCAGTATATCTTGGGATGTGTATAGTAATGGCCATGTATTCTTATGTATTCTGCAAAGAAGTTGTATGCAATCTCGGTGAGATAGAGATGTTTACAGAAGAAAGCATGCTTATGTTAGCTATTGGAGTAGTAGATGTTTCAATGGTGCTTAACTTGATAATTGTATGTATAATTGGTGGTTATTGGTCCTTTGTTAGTAGATTGGAAATAGTTGAAAAAGATAAAGACAATAGTCAATTCAACTATCTTGGCATGATAAATCCTAACACTTTAAAGCACAAACTGATGATTTCACTCATTAGTATATCTGCTGTTCATTTGTTAGAGAGTTTTGTTTCTCCTAATATAGACGCACATCGCATCGCTATACAGATAGCTATTCATCTTGTATTTGTTGTTTCCGCATTGGCAATCACATTTATGGATAAAATAGGGCATAGTCATCATTGATAAAGTCATAAACAAGATAAAGCGAAGAAAGAGACAAAAAACTTTCTTCGCTTTATTATTATCTGGCATAGCTCTCTATCAACCTGTCCATATCCCTTGAAATCTTGCTATCCGTTATTTGAGCATAAATCTGTGTACTCGCAATGGAAGCATGTCCCATCATTTTGGCGATACTTTCAATCGGCACTCCTGCTTCCAATGTCAGCGTGCCGAAAGAATGGCGACCGACATGAAAGGAAAGTGGCTGTCGAATACCACAAGCCAAGCCAATAGCCTTGAGGTGCATACCTATCTGTATTCTACTCATCGAGGTTGCAAAGATAGGACTATCCTCTTTCTTGTCTTTCAGTGGGTAAAGCGAGAGTATCTGCTCGGCTATCGGGTGCAGTGGCGTGATGCTCTCTACACCTGTCTTTTTTCTGTCCTGACGGATATAGCGTATTCCGGCATTGTTCGTCTGAATATCACAGTACCGCAACTTGCTAACATCAGCAAAAGCTAGACCTGTAAATACCGAGAAGAGAAACAGCCTCCGCACAAATTCCGCCTGTTCATTTTGCAAGGGCATAGCCAATAAACGGGCTATATCCGTCTTACTCAAACAGCGGATTTTTCGTTCCACTCGCTCATACTTGGCTTCCTCAAAAGGGTTATAACGAATGGTTTGCTGACTCACAGCCCTATACATCAAACGACTTAACCAAAAGAGATTTTGTTTTGTTGAGGACAAGGCATAGCCTTTTCTTTTGAAGTGGATACGATAATCTTCGAAAAACTCCATTGTGAGAGTTGTAAGTGGAATATCTGAATCTCCTTTACTCTCCACAAACAATTCCAGCTGCCTATGATAGCTACGGCATGTTTGATAGGTGCTTAAAGTTCTCGTAGATTGGACTATCGACAATACCTCTCGACTAAGAGCAAGTAACGTGGTCGGATTTGCTCCAACACCTTGTAAGTGTTTTTTAAGCAACTCGGCACTCACTGCCCCAAATTGTAATAGCAGCGTATTGTAACCCTGCTCAATCTTCTCACGAAACGATTGCAAGCGTTGGTTCTGTTGTTTATCATTGGTTTCTTGTCGTTTTACACTCCAATCGCTGGGCGAAGTGGTTTCTCCTGTGGACATTACCACTTTTGAACCGTCTATCGTAATACGGCAAAGGATAGCCGTAGTGCCATCTGTTCTCAATTTACTGCGATTGATATAGAATAGAATATTGAATGTACTACGCATAATCTCAAAGGCTAAGGGTTAAATCTTCGGTGAAAGAGAGGAAGCGACCAAATTCGTCAAATACTTTCTTCGGTGTTACATGGGCATAACGCTCGGTGGTTTCAATCTTGCTATGACCAAGCATTTTACTCACGGTTTCTATCGGCACTCCATTCTCCAAGGTTATCAATGTTGCAAAGGTGTGCCGTCCTATATGTGCGGTCAAGGGAATGGCAATCCCTGCTCTCAGTTGTAGGGCTTTCAGGAGGAAACTGTAGGTTTCGTAACTGATAGTCGGCAAAAGCGTGTCCCGTTCATCCGAATGGAATGTATCAAGCAGAGCAACGGCTTGGGGCAGAAGTTTTACCCGACAAAGGGTATTAGTCTTTTGTCTTCTGAATTTAAGCCACATAGCCCCTGCATCATCCTGCACAAGATGTTCCTTGTGCAGATTCTTCATATCGCAAAAGGCTGTGCCTGTGTAGCAGGTGAACAGGAAAAGGTTACGGGCGAGTGTCAGTTCTGTTTCATCCTCCTCTAATCTAACTTGCCTTATCCTGTCCAAAGAAGCTCTATCCAAAGCTCTCGGCAGTTTACTCTCTCCTCTGTCTATCTTGACAAGGTCAAAGAGAGGACGCTCTATAATGCCCTCGCGAAAAGCCAAACGGCATACTTTCTTGACCGCCAAAGCCATCTTGCGATAATAACTCTGTGAATGACCGTGTTTTCCCACGCTGTATTGATGCAAGCCGTCCAAGAAATCCTCGGTTAGTTGCCCAAAGGTGATGTCGCCGGTATGGTATCGCTCTTGTATAAAGACTTGCAGATGCTTTCGGAGCATGTAATACATCGAGTGCCAGCGTTCCGTAATCTCCACTCCAACCAATTGCTTCTCGTCTTCCACCATTTGGTCATAGCGTTGCAAGAACATAGTGCGGTTCTGCATTGAACCCTGAAACTGTTCCTTGATGTCTTTTGCAGAGAACTCTATACCTCTATCGCAAAGCGTTTGGTACGCTCGTTGTACAGAGAGGAGCAGCTGTTCCAACTTCGCATTGGTTGCCACTGCTGCACGGCTCTTGCCATTCAATCGGCTCTCCCGCACATTCCATAACTTTGGATTGCACGAAAGTTTACTGCTGAATTGCGCCATTGTACGATTGTAGGTTATCCGTCCCATAATCGGAGCCTGCCCCGACTTGTCCAAACCGCTCTTTTTGAGGTAGAGCAAAACCTTCATTTTTCCTTTTTGCATACGCTTCTGTTTTTGTGGGCAAAGTTACCCGTTTTTGAAGCGTTTTCGGTTATGCAAAATGTTGTGAGTCAGTGCATAAACACCATAATATCAAAAATCGACACCACTGTACAAACTGCTTATCGTTACCTCATTTTATTCACACACATTTGGCTAACGATTTGGTAACGTATCTTCTGCACAAATCCACATTTTCTGCACTTTCACCATCAAAGTAGTACACGGCAATAATCCGTATTTCTCACACATTCTCAACCACTTACCATCAATCTACATAAATCAACCTTTTTCTTGCATTTGCCCGATAAAATGTGTACTTTTGCCCATGTTATTGAAGTTTAATAGCAGAAACAAAAGTAAAAAAAGGGCTGAAATCCAAAAGAGGATTCTAGCCCTTAACTTTTATATATAGAAAAAGGTTTACCGGACAGCAATAATTTGTTTTATCTGTCCATCGGTATAGTGTTCAAATGATGTCCTTTTAGGAATGTATTGTCTGATGAGTTTGTTCGTATTTTCGATATTTCCCTTCTCCCATGAAGAATAGGGGTGTGTGGAGTAAACTTTTGTTTTGAGGCGTTGTGCGATGAGCTTGTGGCAGGCAAACTCGCTTCCGTTGTCGGTGGTGATACTATGGATGTTTCCTATGAACGGTGTCATCATGGCCACGACGGTTCTTGCAAGAGCCTCGGCATTCTTTCCCTGTGGCAGTTTCCTCATGAGCAGATAGTCTTTGCTTCGCTCAACGAGGGTGACGATGGCTCCTCGACCGTCTTTTCCGATGGTGGTATCCATTTCCCAGTCTCCGAATCGGGTGCCGTCGGCCTGCGGGTCTCGCTCATCTATCATTATTCTGTCCTTGATAGCCGTGTAGACTACGGGATGGCTTCTTTTGATTTGCTTGAGCTTGTGCCGACAACTCTTGTAGAGTTCTCCTCCACAAGAACGGTCGAAGCGGATATAACTGTAAATGGTTTCGATGCAGACGCACGTTTTTCCATTGTGCAGCATCCACCCTCTGATTTGATCGGGCGACCACTGCTCGTTGACCATCAGTGCGATGATTTCCTTTCGCATGTTAATACTGAACTTGCGAGGCTTACGCATCCGCCGCTTGCGTTCATCGCACTGCTTTTGGGCAACGCCGTAGTGGTAATGATAACGTCCTTTGTTGCGTTTTAACTCGCGGTAAACGGTGCTGTAGTGCACGTTTATCATCTGCAATGTCTTTTATCGATACGTTCTTTTTGAGTAATACAAAAATTGTGTATCTTTGTGCTGAGGTTAATTGATGATATCTCATATACAATACAAAGTTGATTAATCTCTGGGAGATTTCGGTCTCCCTTTTCTTTTTTTGTATTGCTACTGAAATCTTTTTGTCTCGTCGGGGCTTTCAGCCCCTTGCCGACGGTGTTCCCCGAGTGTTTTTCATAGTTCCCTTTTAATAAAAGAGACCATTTCCACTTCTTAGTGGAACTTATGGTGCTATACATCCAAAAATAAAAATGGGAAATGTTTGGCTATTCCAATATAATATTGTATCTTTGCATCCGCATTTCAGAAAGAAGATGCAAGGATTGAACATCGCGGAGTGGAGCAGTTGGTAGCTCGCCAGGCTCATAACCTGGAGGTCATACGTTCGAGTCGTATCTCCGCAACAACGGGAAAGAGGGAATATACACAAACGGTATATTCCCTCTTTCTCGATAAACAAATGTGGCCTTTTTTATCGTTTTTCTTTGTCGCCATTGTCATCTTATTCGATACAATATTGTTCCCAAAAGAAAGAGATTCAACCTTTGTTGCTAATGCACATTGATTGAATCTCTCAGCTATCACTCTATGAACTTCATTACTTTATCGAAATAACGCTGCGTCTTTTCTATACTATACCGCACTCCTCCGTTCCATGAACGAATTGCTTGTTCTATACTGTTCATCGGGTTATAGAAAGATTGGAAAAGAAGAAACATTTCTTTTGATTTCTTTACACTAAATCTATCGCTCAACTTAAACCGTTTCTTCGATCGTCTTTTCGCCAATATCCTGTTACAATCTTTTACCAAAACAGGAGTAATCTGCATAACTCCACACGAATTTCCACTCACGGCACGACTTTTACCCTCACTCTCTACCTGGATAATTGCATCAATGATAGGATTCCAGTTAAAACCGTCATTCGTATTAACTTGTGCATCAACCGTGCCCGGAAGCATTGCTAAAATTAGAAAACATACTACTTTGATTATTCTTTCCATTATTTATTGATTTATGGAACCTGAGTACAGACACAAAGTCATCTATAATACTCACAAAGTTGATACTCAAAGAACCAAACAATACCAACCTTTGGATTCCTGTTAGATACTAAAATGAATATTTCTTACTGTACAATCGTAAGTCGTTATCCTTATACTTTTACCGGTGCAAAGATACACAAAAAGAATGAGATAACCAAAGAAAAGCTCTCCCATCCCTATAGTTTCCAATATTTTAATGATTGGTGAATCGAAGATGAAAGTATTTCAATACAATTAAGAAATATTGTCTCTGGCAGTTCAGTGAATATCGGAGGAAATCATTCTGTCTGTTGTCTGAAGTAGGAGTAGATGGCATCTATAGTAGGGATAGATGGCATCTATACAGCGAGATTATATGCGTAAAGTCCTGAAAGTTGCAGATGAGTGTTAAGTGTTTGGAAATGTGTGAGAAATGCGATTTGATGCAGTGGTTTGCTTGGAGGTGAAAAGTGCAGAAAATGTGGATTTGCGCAGAAGATGCGTTACCAAATCGTTAGTCTAAACCATATCGTTAGTACGAGGTAACGGAAAGCGATTACCACAGCGGTTATAATATCTCGCAAATTGACGCTTATGCGCTGAATAACAATGTTTTGCGTAGCTAAAAACGCTTCAAAATCGGGTAACTTTGCCCATAAAAAAGAAGCGTATGAAAAAAGACAAAATGAAGGTGTTGCTCTACCTCAAAAAGGGCGGATTGAACAAGGTGGGGCTGGCTCCGATAATGGGGCGTATTACTTACGACCGCACGATGGCACAATTCAGCAGTAAGCTGTCGTGCAATCCCAAGTTGTGGAACGTGCGTGAAAGCCGACTGAATGGCAAGAGCCAAGAGGCGGTGGAAACCAATGCTAATTTGGAACGGCTTCTACTCTCGATACAGGAAGCGTATCAAGTCCTCTGTGAGCGAGGTGTGGAATTTACAGCCACAGACATCAAGGAAGCATTCCAAGGCTGTATGCAAGGACGTGTTACCCTGTTGCAACAATACGACAGAATGGTGGAAGAGGCGGAAAAACGTATCGGGACAGACATCAAGAGGCAATCGTTTGCTATCTATCGCAATACACGAAAGCAGTTAAGCCGTTTCATTCTCAACCATTACAAAGTCAAGGATTTGACCTTTACGCAAATCGAGGATGATTTCTTGGACAACTTCCAACATTATGCGAAAAGCAAGCTGGGCTATTCGCAGGCTTACTTTTGCAGGTTAGCCCAATTGGTCAAGAAGACCTGCAAGATGGCTTTCAATGAGGGAATAACGGAACGCCCCATATTGGACTTTGTGAAAATAGAGAAAGGCGATGCAAAGATGCCACGAGCATTAGATAAGGCTTCGTTTGAGAAATTGCAGAGCCTGAAGCTGAATGAATATGAAAAGGAATTGGAGACTGCACGCAATCTCTTTCTCTTCTCGTGCTATACAGGAGTATCCTATTGTGATATGATGTGTCTCAATCAGGAACATCTTTTTCTTGACGATGAGGGCAAAAGTTGGTTGAAGTTTCAGAGACAGAAGACTGATTCTTTAAGTCGGGTTAAATTACTGCCCGAAGCAGAACATATTATTGAAAAGTACAGCTCGGAAGAACGAGATACGCTTTTCCCGAACATCCCTTATACCACTTACCGCTATCTTCTGAAAGGGCTGCAACATCGGGCAGGAATAACAATTCCCATTACCGCACATCTTGCTCGCCATTCGTTCGGTACGCTGACCTTGGAGGCTGGTATTCCGATAGAGAGCATTGCTAAAATGATGGGACATTCGTCCATTGCCAGCACACAAATCTACGCCCAAATCACTGATCAAAAGATTTCCTCGGATATGGACAGGCTGATACAACAAAGGAATATATAGGCTTAAAATGAAAAGAGCTTGTTCCTCATTAATGGAGCAAGCTCTTTCTCTTTATTGTTTCATTTTTAATATCGGGAAAAGATTACCAAGTTCGTCCGTTTCTGTTCTCTCGAAAACTTGAAATCCCATTTTCCTATAGAATGCGAGAGCATTGGGATTTTGTTCGTTTACATCAATATAGCGTATTTTGCATTCGTCAATGGCGAGTCGAATAAGTCTTTTTCCTATGCCTTTTCTGAAATAATCAGGCGAAACAAACAGCATTTCTATCTTGTCGTCTGAGATGCCCATAAACGCAATGGGGCATTCATTGTCATTCACGACAAACAAATCAACCACACTCAATGCTCTTCGACCGTGAGGAATAAGATTCTGAATATCTTGTTCCGTTAGAAAAAGATGAGTTGCTCGAACAGCTCTCTCCCATACGTTTATAAGAGAATCGAGAAGTTCGACTGCTCTTGGTTTATTGATAGGGTAAAATTCTATGGTCAT